AAACATCTGTTGTGCGCCAGCCATACCTTGTGATTCATCAGATACTTGTCCGCCAGCTTCTAAATTTTTCATCATGTTTTCCATAACCTCTGCACCTTTATCTATATCTCCGCCACCTGCGTTTCTAACAGCATCTGCAGTAAATACAAACTCATTTACACTTAATCTTGCAGGCACATCATCAGCCTTTTCTTTTTTTCCTATAGGTACAAATCCACCTTCAGCTCTGTAATCTTTTTCCATACCACCAAGGTCCATTAACCCACCTTCGGCTTTACCTATTCTACCACCATTAGCTAGACCTGTTAAATCTTTAGATTCTTTTGATCCTAAGAAAGGATATTTAATTCTAATAGCTTTTAATTTTTCACCTGATGGATCTTTAAATGCTTCTATAACTTCTGCTCTAATACCTGCTACATCTAAACCTTCGCCTCTTTGTAACTCTTCTATTTCTTCTGGTTCCATATTACCCATAAGAGCACTTGCTCCTAAAGTTCCTGCTACAAGACCTGTTACAAGTTTATTGTCTAATGCAAAATTAGTAGCTGTGTTTAATAATTTTTTTATAGGGTTTTTATTTATTGTTTCTGCAGTATCAAATACTCTTTTCATTGAATCAATTTCTTTTCCACCTGTTCCTTTTAAAGCTCTACCACTTACTTCAAAGTCATCAAGCATATCTACTGATGCTGCGTTTTGTCTATCTTTTAAAATTTGACTTAACCCACCTTCACCTTGAAGTGGATTACTAAAAAATTTACTAAATGTACCTGTACCTGCTCCTGGTAAATTACCACTATTAAAAGGATTAATTCCTGTTTGTAAATTTCCCATACCACCACCAATGCCTCTAGCCAATTGACCACCACCATAAGTCATTAATCCTGATTTGATTGATGAACCTATTCTACCTGTTTGATCAAAGCCACCGATACCTGCCATACCTGCTGCAAGTAATGGGTTAAACGGTGCAACGAATGGTGCAGCTTTAACTGCAATTTCTGATACTTCATTTGGTATAACTTTTCTTACAAATTTTTTAAGTGAACTTCCTAAACCATATTGACGTCTACCATCTACACCCATGATACCACCATACGCTGCCATTTGTCTGTCAGGTAATACTGGTCCTGTCGGCTTAGGTGCAAAAGGATTGACTGGTTTTGTTGGATCTTGCGGTAAAGGTTGACCACCAGACATTTGTCCTTCAGCTATAGCTTGTTCCATAAACTGTCGTAAAGACATAGGTTGAATACCTTGTTCTTCCATTTCAAATACATACTTCTTGTACTCTTCTTCTAAAGAAGCCATTATCATTTGTTGTTCTTCTTGCGGAGACTTAGGACCTTCACTACCACTATACTTTATAGAGGGTGCGCTAGTCTGTAATTCTTCTGAAATTTGTATATCTTCTATTCCCATGGTTTTGTCAGTTTACTTTGTTTTTGCGAACAAATCAAGAGGAGGCATGATAACTGTCACATCTCTCCGTACGTCCGCTTCAGGTATATTTGCAGCTTTTAAAGCCTCTTCAGTCTCATAGACTTCTCCTGTTTTCTTGTTTGTAATCTTAGTTATAATTTTTTCTGGTGTTAATGTTACTGTTTCATCCATTATGTTGTTACCTCTTTCTTAATGTTTAGATAGCTAATAGCCACATCAAACGAATCTGATGTGCTTGCTTGTACTGTAAAGGCTTTTCCACCTTCTACTATTAGCGGTTGGGTTAATAATTCTGTCGTAGTATTAGCTGTTAATTGTGCTGATTTAATAGATGTAATACTATTGTTTGTAACCGTCACTGTAGGTGTTCCAGCTGATGTTACTAATATAGACTTGATTAAGTATGTTTCACTAACTAAAGGATTACCAGATCCAAACGGAGTTAACGCAGCGCCGCTGGTACTATTATCTATTCCTACAAATTTATACTGATTTACTGTTGCCATTAATCTAAAAAGAAACTTCTAGCTTCTATCTCCTGTTTTAATTCTTCTTGAAATGTAGTGTTAAGTTTTTCTAACACTGCATCTAAATCCCTAACTAAAGACTGTGCCACATCTTCCTCATACTCTGAGCTTGCTCTAGTTAATGTTTGTACTATCTTTGCCATTATTCTGTATCATCCGAGTAAGGGTCGTTATAGTTACCTGTAGAAGCATCAAATCCACCGCCATATCCACCACCACCGGTATCACCTTGATAATCTGCTCCTGAATAAACTGTATTATCTATTTTAACACCACCAGCATTTTGTGCATTTTTATCAAAAAATCTTTCTGCAAAATCTTTTTTAGCTAAATTAAATTTATTTGTTCCCATGTAGTTTGCATCTTTTGCTAGTGTTCCTTTGTAATTACCAAAAGCAGAAACAGGGTTTCTACCAAAAGGATCTTGATTTAAATTACCTGCTCTTAAAGCATCATAATAACCATAAGGATCAACAGGCATATTAGAACCACCAACAGTAAAACTTCTTTTAAAACTATTTATTGGATTATCTCTTGGTAACGATGATAATACAAAACCTAGTCCAGGCATAATTGCATTACCTATTCCTGATATAGCCATTTTACCTAAATCTATTCCTTTGTCTTTCATATCAGTTGCAAAATTTCTAAGAGAACCTATTCCTCTACCCACAGGAGATTCTCTAAGTCTACTATATGTTTCTCCTAAACCATCTAGAAAATCTTTTGGTATACCATTCATAGAAAAATCTTTTCTTAATTGATCTCTTATTCTGTATTTAGGAAACATCTCAGCGTCTGCAGATGTATTTTCAGGTTTGAATCTCATAATACCTTGACTTTCTACACTATCATCTGTCTGGCCATCAGGCATTTCATTTTCTCTAAACATTTGTAAAATTTCACCATCAGTTCTTCTATGTAAATCTGGATTAGCTTTTCTTGCTTGAGTAACTAATAGTAATTCTAGCTCTGTCATTATCGTCTTCCTCCAGTTTGTATATCTAACCTAAAAGTTCCTAGTTTCCAACTAGTATCGACTGCAGTATTGGATATTGTAAGAGCAATTGATCTAGCTCTTGCACGTGTATCTACTTTTGTTGTGCTTGATGATATAGTAAACGGACCCAATGATGAGCTAGCTGCTGTATCGCTAGGATAGTTTCTTAAATCTAATTGTACAATAGTATTACCAGCTTGAGATATAAAGTCTGGTATAATTCTACTAACTCTCATAATATTTTCACCATCACCTCTAAGGTCACCTAAGTTAGTTGCAGCTCCTCTAATAACTTTTTGTGTAATATCATAATCACCAGAAGTAATATTAGCAGCAATTGCTGTGGTTACTCCTAGTCTTACTTGGTTAACACCTGTTTCATGTTCATAGTAATACGAAACACCTTCAGTGTTACCAACTACATCAAAAGATGTATCTGTACCTGCATCATATTGAGTTGCATGGGGTAATCCAAATACTGCAGAATCGACCCAAGTAGTTCTAATAAATAAAGAACTTGCGTTTACAAACCATATAGGTCTTTTAGCAGTTGAGTCTAGATAACTATAAGTAACTGATTGTGTATTTACATTAGAGTTAGCTTCTGGATAAAACCATGTGACTTCTCCAAACAAGTTATTGATACCTGCGTAAACCATTTGATTAGATGTTGTATTTAAATTGTCATAAACATAATCTTCAACTAAACAGTCCATAGATTCTAGCTTACCAGTGTATCTAAAGAAACCATTATCAGACATCCAATACGCAGCACCATCAACTTCAACAGCTGCGTTCTTACCAATTAGTCCACAGTTAGTTCCAACCTGTTCAAAAGCAAATGTAAAAGGGGTTCCAACAAAACGCATAGTAAATAAAGCTGTGTCCGTCCAAACATAAAGTGCGTTTCTACCAAGCTTAGCACCCATGATCCGTGATCCGGCGGCCAGTCTTTGTGTACCAGCACTATTCTCAGCTGTAGGTGTATAAGTATTAATATCTTCTTGAGATGAGAATCTAATAAACATATCGTCTTGAGTAGATTTATCTCCAATAGTTGTTTCTGTACCAAAAAATACTAAGTGACGATCAGGAGTAGATACTAACATATCTCTAGATGCAGTTGGTGCACCTGATATAATAGTTGCTCTTGTTGTTACAGCATTAGTTAAATCTGAATTCCATTGAAAACATTCACCATTAAATATTAAAGCAATAGCTGTGCTTCCTAAGTTATCAATAGACCACATACCAGGTTCTGCTACTTTATCTGTAGATGTTGCTGCTGAGCCCCATCCAGAAAAACCACTGTAGTTAGTAACAGTAGCCCCGTTACTGTGGGAAGCGTTAGTTGTGCCTCGAACATTTCTAGTTATCCCTGTAAAACTAGTGGCTGTAACACCTGTATAAGAAATTTCTTCATTGTCTACTTGTATAAAATTTGTGCCTGCGGTTGGAAAACCCGTGGTGCTTGCTACATTAATTGTAGTTCCTGTTCCGCCAGTTCCGGCAGAGTCAGCATTTAATGATCCATTTAAAGTTGTTGTTTGTGGGTTAGTAACTGAACCACCCCATTGAGATATACCATAACCAAAAACTCCAACTTGGTCTGGTGGTCCTACATGGTAGTATTGAAAATAAGTTATACCTCCAGAAGTGGTTGCTCCCGCTCCCCCTTCATTTCCAGGCATTGTAATAGTTATCGTGGTTCCTGTTGGTGTTGAAGTCACCATAAATTTTTTATCACAAAAATCTGAGGCACCAAAATTTGATCCTGTAATAGCACTAAATGTAGAAGTATCTCCAAACAAAATTATATCACCAGCTTCAAAATTATGTGCTGATGAAAAAGTAATAGTTACTGTTGGTGATCCGTTAGTCGTGCTAAAAGCATTTGTAAGAGCTGTGCCTAATGGATTAGTTAAAGGATGTATATCGTAATATACTCCTCCTGTGTAAGCATATAAAATTCTATTAGTGCCAATAAGAGAATATTTAATACCTATTTTATTAACCATGTGATGCAAACCTCTAGCTGCACCGGTTAATTTACTTTCACCTAATTGATTCCAACCACCTATTTTTTCAGGTGTACCATATCTAAAACGCACATTTTCACCGCCAGTCCACTGTGACTCAGCGCCGGTAGATGTAACTTGTTTATTGAAACCAGGTAAAAACCCTAACTTTTGTAGCATAATCTGTCACTATACAGAGTTTCGGGTTAAATTCCACCCCATTTTTTATGGGTTAGTATACATTAAAATGCCCAACAAACAAATGAATATCTTGGATTTT